CAGATGGAAGAGCTTACAGCAAAAGCTCGTGAGTTAGGTGCTACTACACAATTTTCTGCTTCACAAGCTGCAGAAGGAATGTCATTTCTTTCTATGGCTGGATTTGAGGTTAACGAAACTCTTGGATCTATGGAAGCTATGTTAAATCTTGCAGCATCTGCTCAGCTTGATTTGGGAACTTCTGCAGACATTGTTTCAAACATTATGCAGGGATTTGCTCTTGAAACAGAGGATGCTGGAAGAGCATCTGATGTATTAACTAAAGCATTTACTTCAGCAAATACAGATTTGATTCAGTTAGGAGAAGCAATGCAATACGTTGCTCCTGTTGCTCAGGGTTTTGGATATTCTCTGGAAGAAACAGCAGCTGCAGTTGGTATTCTTAGTAATGCAGGTATTCAGTCTAGTATGGCTGGTACTTCTTTGAGACAGGTAATGATTCAGTTAACTAAAGAATCTGATGAACTTGGAATCACTATGAAAGATTCTGAAGGAAATTTGTTATCCTTTGCCGAAATTATTGGACAGTTAGAAGAAAAGGGATTTACTGCCGAAGAAGCTATGGATAAACTTGGAGCAAGGGCTGGTCCTGCACTTCAGGTTCTATTGACTACTGGTTCTGATTCTCTTCGTGATTTTACCAAGGAGTTGGAAAACGCTGGTGGAACTGCTAAAGAAATAGCAGAAAAACAAATGAATACTTTTAATGGAAGGATGAAAGAGTTTAAGTCTGTTGCCGAGGAAGCAGCTATTATTCTTGGAAATACTTTTATTCCTGTGATTACTGATTTGATAAAAAAGGTGAAGGATGGATTACAATGGTTTTCTGAGTTAAATGAAGGCACTCAGAAAACAATTGGTATATTTATGGGTATTGCAGCTGCAATTGGTCCAGTTCTCATTGGATTATCTTCGATAACAAAGGCTATTATAACTTTGAATACAGCAGCTTTGTGGGGTCCGCTTGGGATTATTGCTGGAACAACTGCTTTAGTTATAGGATTAAGTAAACTTAAAAAGCATATTGATGGTAAACATGTTGAACGGTTGCGTGAAGAATTTGGTGATTTAGCTGAAGAGATATCTGGTACAGAGAAAGTTACAGATGATTTTCTCAAAAAGATAGAAGCTATAGAACAAGCTCTTAGAAGTAATATTTATGTGAGTTTTGAAGGTGTTACTACACAAGTAGAACAGTTAGCTAAAAATCTTGGAGTGAGTGAATTACAGGTAATTGAAATTGGGTTGGCTTCTGATAATGTATCCAGTGCTATGAAAGAACAGCTTGGGGTACTTAAAGGTCAAGCTGAACAAGAAGAGGCTATGAGACAATATCGGCTTGGTCAAATAGCTGCTTCAAAGGCTACATTAGAAATAATAAAAGAAACACAAGAAAAACAGAACGAAATTACTAAGGAAATGAAAGCTCAAGATAGACTTGCTAAGGCCTATAAAACTAAGTGGGAAGAAGTAAATGCTCAGTGGGAAGGAATTGGAGAAAACATACAATTTCAAAGTGATATTCTAAATAGAATAGCTACCACTAATAAACTGACTAAAGAACAGAAGATTGAAGAATTAAATGCCTTAGAAGAAGAACTCACATTGAATGCTGCTATGTTAGAACAGGCTGAAAAGTTTCCTGTGACAGATGCAGCACGAAAAAATCTTCTTCAGGAAATACTTGATTTGAAAAATGAGATTTTAAGTGCAGATTCAACTGGAAATGAGATAATTAACGTTGATGTTTTAAGAGAGGCAAACGATGCACTTGTAGATCAGTTTGAAATTATAGATAAAAATGCAGCTGCTCAAAGGGCTCTTGGAAATGAGTTTGATATAACTGCTGCCAGGTCTCAAGCAGTGAATGATGTTCTTCGTGATATGATCAATAATATGGATGTGAGTCAGGAAGATGTAGAAAGATATATAGAATTGTATGGGCATTTAATAGATTCTCAGAATGAATCCTATGAGAGTCAGTCAAAATTAGGGGAAATAATTCATAAGACTTTTGGTATGGGAAAAGAAGATGCTGATGTTTTTGCTGAATCTCTTAAAGGAATGGGGAAACAACTACAATCGATTGCCGAGAGAGGTTTTGTAGATGCTTTTGAAAGTATTGGAGCTGCATTAGCAAAAGGTGAAAATGCGGCAGATAGTTTTGGGAATGCAATTGGAAGAATGTTGTGGGAAATTGTAAAAGCTCTTCCTATGATGTTTCTTCAGGCTGGGCTTCAGGCTATGATTATGGGGAATTGGCCTCTTGGTTTGATTTTATTGGCTATGTCTGCTGGAACTGCTTTAACTGTAGGAGCTACAGAAGCACGTGTAGAAGGGCTTACTGAAAATGCAAAAGGAAATGCTTTTGATTCATCGAGTAATATAATTCCTTTTGCAGCTGGAGGAATTATAGATAAACCGACTATATTTCCGTTTGCAAGTGGAACGGGTCTTATGGGAGAAGCCGGCCCAGAAGCAATCTTGCCATTGTCCAGAGATAGTGAAGGGAATCTTGGAGTAAAATCAGAAGGTTTTGGGACTACTGTAAATGTGAATATAATTAATTATTCAGGAGAAGAAGTTCAGCAAAGAGAAAAAGATAATGGATTTGGTAGTAAAGAAATTGAAATAGTAATTGGAAAGATCCAACAGAAAAAGATTCAAGATGGTTCAATGGATCATGCTTTTCAAAGTAGGTATGGATTAAAGCCGAGGGGGAAAGCAGTATGATAGTATGGCCGGCTACACTTCCACAAACAGTAGATTCTGATAAATATGAAGAAAGAATTCAGGATAATAGGCTTCGTACTGATATGGATATGGGTCCCCCTAAAATGCGTCCAAGATTTTCTGCTGTAATTGAGACCTTTACCTTTGAGATGGATCTTACACGTACAGAGGCTTCTGATTTCATCACGTTTTATAAGACTACTACTAAGTTTGGAACAGAGGAGTTTCAGTGGGTTCATCCAAGAACAGAAGCAATTGTAATGATGAGATTTTCAACACCATATACAATTCGTAGAGTAGAACATTTTGTACGTGTGCAATTTAATTTGGAGATTTTGCCATGAATAATACAGTAAGAAATGCAATATATAGCCAACAGACAGGGGAAGTTTTCGTTCCTATCTTATCTATTGAGCATCCATCAATAGCTCCCATTAGAATGGTGGGAGATAATGTAGGAATTGAAGTGGGTGGAAATTGGTATTATCCATTTCCTTTTGAATATGAACTGCCTTCTAATGAAGATGGTGTTGTTCAGTCTTTGAAGGTAAATATAGCTAATGTTTCAAGAGAAATTGTATCTCTTGTTCGATCAGTATCAACAAAACCTACTGCTACATTTCAGTTGATAATGAGGAGCGATCCTACTGTGGATCTTGGAAGAACGTATTTGATGGATATAAGGGCGGCTTCTTGGGATGCTCTTATGATAGAATTAACTTTAAGCAGGAGTAAAAACTTGAAAATTAATTTTCCAAGAACTGATTTTAAGTTTACTCCTATACATTATCCAGGATTGTTCTAATGCACTGGAGTAGTGAATATATAGGAATTCCATTTGTTCCACAGGGGAGATCTAAGGATGGTGCTGATTGTTGGGGGCTGGTGAAGATTGTGATGAAAGAAATTTTTGATAAAGATGTTCCGGATTTCATAGATCATCCTTTTGATAAGAAATCCAATGCTTTGACAATAGAGGCTTCTAAGCCATTAGTTAATGCTCATGAAGTACAGGATAAAGAAGAAGGCCGAGTAGTAGTTATGATAAGTATGGGGTATCCAGCTCATGTTGGTGTATCTGTAGGTCAATTTGGGGTTCTTCACATGGAAAGAAAAATGGGGTCTATACTGGAACCCTGGCACCGATTAAGATACAAGATAGAGGGTATTTATGATATTAGCAAGCTTTAGGCAAAATCCGTTCAAAACTCGTGGGGATATTATTGATGTCACTGGAAAGACATTTAGAGAGATAATAGGTCTTGGTCCGAACACCAGTGGATTCCCAACTGTCAGAGTTTATAGGAATGGAGATGTTGTTCCTGAAGAACAGTATGATCAAAAGCCTGAAGAAGATGATATTATTATTATCCAGTATCTCCCGAAAGATCCGGTTACTACTTTAATTGTAGTTGCTGTAGTTGCAGCTGTTACAATCACAGCTGGTGTTGCTGTTGCACAGAATTGGTTTGGAGTAGGTGACTGGCTTGCAGGAAAGGTTGTGAAATGGCTTGGATTGGATAAAGAATGGGAAGATCCAGGTCAGTCGCAAAGGCTTCCTTCAATACGTGGTGGTAGAAATAAAGCCAATCCTTGGGGTACTCCGAATATAATTTTTGGTACCCATTATGTTGTTCCTCATTTAGCAGCTATTCCATATTCAGAATCTTATGGGAATGATAAGTATTTAAGAGGTGTTCTTGTTGTAGGTCAGAAAAATTTGGATATTACAAATGTACGGATAGGTGAAACGCCTATAGGCAATTTTGAAGATGTTACATGGAATATTTTACAGCCCGGAGTAAGCTCATCTTTATATCCGAATATTGTTTCTGAGACTGAATTATCTATAAAGTTAGATCAAAATGTATGGAACTCCAGAACAACTGAATTAGATACAGATGAGATTATAATTGATCTTGAATGGCCAAGTGGTTTATATCAACTCAATGATGAAGGGAAGAAAATAGATATTTCTTCTACGTATAAAGTAGAATATAAAGAATCTTCCAGTGGTACATGGATTAGTTGGATTTATCGTACAGATACAAGACGGCAAATGAAGTCAGTCCGGATGAGTTTCAGAAAGGTTGTTGCCAGAGGTCAGTATGATGTTCAGGTAATCAAATTGTCTGCGGATAATTATGAAGCAACTAAAATAGTATCTGATATGTATTGGACATCAATCAGGTCTGTAACAAATGAAGATCCTGTAAGCTCAACTGCAGTTGCTCAGACTACTCGTATTGAATATAGGATTAAAGCAACAGATCAACTCAATGGAGTTATTGATCAGATTAACTGTGATGTAACTGCAAAGATGCCTGTTTATTCAGGTATCGGCAGTGGAGCAAGCTCTTGGACAACAATAGCTGCAACTTCTAATCCAGCTGCTATATGTTTAGGGTTCCTCAGAGATAATGATTTGAATGGGGAACCTGTAGCTGATACAGATATTGATTGGCCTGTATTTGAAGAGTGGTATCAGTTTTGTGAAACAAAGGGGTTCTATGCGAATGGAGTCCATGATACAGAAAGAACCCTTGATGAACTTCTTGAACTTATAGCTAATGCAGGACGAGCAGCAATCACTGAAGTAGATGGAAAAATCTCAGTTATTATCGAACAGCCAAGGTCTGTATATGCAGGGCATTTTAATCCTCGTAATTCCTGGGGATTTTCAGCAGAACGTATTTATAAAGATTTTCCTCATGCTCTTAGGATTAATTTTGTAAGTGCTGCAGCCGGCTGGCAACAGGATGAACGAATTGTCTATGATGATGGATATGACTCCAGTAATGCTACAGAAATAAAAACAATTGATATGCCTTTTGTAACAGACTCTGATCAAGTGTGGAAGTTTGGAAGGTTTGCACTTGCAGAGGATCGGCTGCGTCCAGAAAGATTTGTTTTTAATACTGACATTGAGAATATTCTTTGTACCAAGGGGGATATGGTAAGGTTCTCTCATGATGCTCTTTTAGTAGGTCTTGGGTACGGTAGAATTACAGAGGTTGATATAAGTGCTGGTCAGGTAGTAGGAGTATTTGTAGATGAACTTCTCACTATGGAAATTGGAAAAGAATATGGACTTGTAATTAGGAAAGTAGATGCAACTCTTTCTAAAAAAATAGTTACCAATGAGGGTTCTCAGGATTATGTTGCTTTTGATATTCCATTTGCAGAGGCTGATGCTCCAGATAGAGGAGACTTGTTTACCTTTGGTGAGTTTGGTCTTGAAACAATGGATGTAATTATCAATCAGATTGTAGCTATGGAGGATCTTACTGCTACAATAACAGCAGTCCCAGCTTCTCCGGAAATCTATGATGCTGATAGTGGAACGATTCCGCCATATGATCCTCATATTACACTTCCAGCAGAACTAAATTTCAAATCACCTAAACCTGTGATAA